CTGTGGTAGAGTTCCAAAAGTTGATTGACGATTTGAAATAATCTTTAGGGCTAATGAGTAAGGGGTTGCCAACCCCTTACTCATTAAATATTCACAGGCTGCTTGGGCCAAAGAGTTTTTTCAGTATTTTCTATATTTACCCGCATTAACATTACGCGGTATTTTTTCAATTCTGCTAACGTACTTATTTCTTCCTCGGTTGCTATGTCCATATCGACAGCATCCTGACGCCAGTTAATTTCAGAATCAACAGCTATGCGCAGTTGAGTTTTTTTCTGTTCAGCCTGTGCTATGAGTACTTCGCGTGTTGGTGCTAACTGCTCTGTTAGACAAGGCCGCAAATCAGCACCGCAGCTAATCAGCTTTCCTTGAGCCTGCCCGTCAAGTAAATCAGTCCATGCTTTTTCGGTAATATCAATCGCATCATCGGGTATTTCCCTGTTAATAGCGATATCGTAAAAAGCGTTATTTGAAGGCGAATATTTTTTCATTTAAATTCCTAATGCTATCCACCAGATACCCTGCTGAGTAGTATCCGGGCCGGTGTTTGTAAGAGAAAAAGATGATTTATCGCGATACTGCACGCCTACTGCGTACTCCCCTTTATTCGGAATCGAAGAACCCTTATTAGCAACAAGTGAAAATCCGGCGTTTGGAAACGACACAGGAAGCGTAACTAACGTGGTTGACTGCTGTGCAAAGCTGCCGCTCCCCCATTGCAGGATTAAACCGTTCGGAAATTTGCAGTACCCGTTTCCACTCTTCACGATTGAAAAGAAACTCATATCTGGCAGTTGCCCGGCACCGTTCCCGACGGTCTTTTTTGCCGCGTCGCCTAAACCGAGGTTTCTGAGAAGCAATCACCTGGCCCTGCACCGGCCCGCACTGGCACACTTGCGGCCATTTGCGGAGAACTCAGCGTGCTGATTGGCTATATCAGGGTGTCAACAAATGACCAGAACACGGACTTACAGCGGATTGCGCTGCAGAGCGCAGATTGTGAGCTGATTTTTGAGGACAGGATAAGCGGTAAAACCAGCGACAGGCCGGGGCTAAAGAAGGCGCTGCGCTGCCTGCAGCCCGGTGACACGCTGGTCGTGTGGAAGCTGGACAGACTCGGCAGAAGTATGCGGCATCTGGTCATGCTGACCGAAGAGCTGAGAGAGCGAGGCGTGAACTTCCGCAGCCTGACGGACAGCATCGATACCAGCACGCCGATGGGGCGGTTTTTCTTTCACGTTATGGGCGCCCTGGCGGAAATGGAACGCGAGCTGATCGTAGAGCGCACGCGCGCCGGGCTGGCCGCCGCGCGTGATAAAGGCCGCGTCGGTGGCAGGCGGCGAAAGATGACAGCGGAAACGGTGGAGCGTGCCCGGCGGATGCTGGCGCAGGGCGCAACGCTGCTGCAGGTGTCACTGGTGCTGGACGTGTCAGTTAAGACGATTTACCGCTATATCCCCGCCCCGGAACAGAAAACCCTGCGCGAAAACGGCGCGTCTGTTGTATCAGACACCGCACAACAGCCAGCGCGTGCCCCGTCATAGCGGACCATAGACCATAGCGGAACCCCTTCACAGGAGAACCGCCCTATGGCACAGGATTATCACCACGGCGTGCGCGTTGAGGAAATCAACGAAGGCACGCGAACTATCACCACCGTCAGCACCGCGATTGTCGGGCTGGTCTGTACCGGCGACGACGCCGACGCGGCCACCTTTCCGCTAAACCGCCCGGTGCTGTTAACCGACGTACTCACAGCCAGCGGCAAGGCCGGAGAGTCCGGCACGCTGGCGCGCTCACTGGACGCCATCGCCGATCAGTCCAAACCCGTCACCGTCGTCGTGCGCGTGCCGCAGGGCGAAACCGAAGCGGAAACCACCGCCAACATCATCGGCGGCGTGACCGACGGCCAGCGCACCGGCATGAAGGCGCTGCTGGCCGCGCAGTCCGTCTGCGGCGTAAAACCCCGCATTCTCGGCGTGCCGGGCCACGACACCAAAGCCGTCGCCACCGAGCTGCTGGGCGTGGCGCAGAGTCTGCGCGGCTTCGCCTACCTGTCCGCCTACGGCTGCAAGAGTGTTGAAGAGGCGATTGCCTACCGCAGCAACTTCAGCCAGCGCGAAGGAATGCTGATCTGGCCTGACTTCATCAGCTTTGACACCGTGCTGAAGGCAGACGCGACGGCCTACGCCACCGCCCGCGCGCTTGGCCTGCGCGCCAAAATCGACGAGCAGACCGGCTGGCACAAGTCCCTGTCAAACGTTGGCGTTAACGGCGTCACTGGCATTTCCAAAGACGTTTTCTGGGACCTGCAGGATCCGGCCACTGATGCGGGCCTGCTGAACCAGAACGACGTCACCACGCTTATCCGTAAAGACGGCTTCCGCTTCTGGGGCTCCCGCTGCCTCAGCGACGATCCGCTATTTCAGTTTGAGTGTTATACCCGCACAGCGCAGGTGCTGATGGACACGATGGCTGAAGGGCAGATGTGGTCCGTTGACGGTGCGCTGAACCCGTCGCTGGCCCGCGACATCATCGAAAGCATCCGTGCGAAGCTGCGCAGCCTGGTGACTCAGGGCTATCTGATTGGTGCGGACTGCTGGCTGGGTGAGAGCGTTAACGATAAAGACACGCTCAAGGCGGGCAAGCTGTTGATCGATTACGACTACACGCCGGTGCCGCCGCTGGAAAACCTGCTGCTGCGCCAGCGCATCACAGACCAGTACCTGCTCGATTTCAGCAGCCGCGTCAGCGCATAAGGAGACGGAAAGATGGCATTACCCCGCAAACTCAAGCATCTGAACCTGTTCAACGCAGGCAATAACTGGCAGGGGCTGGTTGAGTCCGTGACGCTGCCGAAATTTACCCGCAAGTTTGAGAAGTATCGCGGCGGTGGCATGGCCGGTGCTGTGGACATTGACATGGGCCTGGACGATGGCGCGCTGGATACGGAATTCACCATTGGCGGCACTGAAGCGCTGCTGATTAAGCAGATGGGCACCACCACCGTGGACGGCATTCAGCTGCGCTTTACCGGCTCCATTCAGCGCGACGACACCGGCGAAGTGCAGGCGGTCGAGCTGGTCACGCGCGGACGATATAAGGAGCTGGACTCCGGAGAATGGAAAACCGGCGAATCCAGCACCACCAAAGTGTCCGGCACCAACAGCTACGCAAAGCTGACCATCAACGGCGAAGTGCTCTATGAGTGCGATCTGGTGAACATGATCGAAATCGTGGGCGGTACCGACCTGATGGAAGCGCACCGCAACGCGCTGGGCCTGTAATCATCCCGGCAGGCCCAGCGCCTGCCGCTTATCTCTCTTTTTAACGGAATCAAATCATGACTGACAAAACCACGCCAAATGAAAAAGCCGTTGAGCTCGACACCCCGATCCTGCGCGGCAAAACCGAAATCACCTCTGTCACCGTGCGCAAGCCGCAGTCCGGCGCGCTGCGTGGCACCCGCCTGCAGGCGCTGCTGGACATGGACGTGAACGCACTGATCACCGTGTTGCCGCGCATTACCACCCCGGCGCTGACCACGGCGGAAATTAACGAAATGGATCCCGCCGATCTGGTCAGTCTGTCGGTGGAGGTGGTCACTTTTTTGCTGAAGAAGTCGGTCCTGTCGGATTTAGCGACGGCCTGACGGTAGACGATCTGGTGGCGGACATCGCCACCGTCTTTCACTGGCCGCCCTCCGTTACCGAGTCCATGACGCTGACCGAGGTTCTGGAGTGGCGGCACAAAGCAATCCTGCGACACAGGGCCAGCGATGAGTGATAAAAATCTGCGTTTACAGGTCGTGCTGGGCGCGGTCGATAAGCTGACGCGCCCCTTCCGCAGCGCCCGCGACAGCACGCGCGAGCTGGCTGGCACACTGCGCGACACGCGCAACACCCTCAAGGCGCTGGACGCACAGGCCGGGCGCATTGACGGCTTCCGTAAAACCCGCTCACAGCTTGCCATCACTGCTAACAATCTTAAAGCCGCCCGCGAAGAAGCGGCGCGGCTGGCCGTACAGTTTACGGAAACAAACAAGCCTACCGCCGCGCAGGCCCGCGTGCTGGAGCAGGCAAAAAACCGCGCCAGCCAGCTGCAGCAGACTTACAACGGGCTGCGCCTGTCGGTGCAGCGTCAGCGTGAGGCGCTGGGCGCTGCCGGTATCGACACGAAGAAACTGAGCCAGGCACAGCGCGAACTGAAAAGTCAGTCGGACGAGGCACGCGCCGCCATTGACCGGCAGCAGCAGTCGCTTAAAAAGCTGGGAGATCGGCAGGCAAAAATGCGCGCGGTACGTGAGCGCTATTCACGCTCGCTTGAGGTGCGCGACCGCGTGGCCGGTGCCGGTGCGGCAACATCCGCCGCCGGGCTGGCAATGGGCGCGCCGGTGCTGGCCAGCGTGAAGTCTTCAGCGGCAATGGAAGACGCCATGAAGGGCGTGGCGAAGCAGGTTAACGGGCTGCGCGACGACAGCGGCAACCGCACAAAGCAGTTCTATGACATGCAGGCCGCCATCAAGGCCGCCAGTGAGCAGCTGCCGATGGAAAACGGCGCGATTGACTACGCCGCGCTGGTTGAGGGCGGCGCGCGCATGGGCGTGACGAACCAGAATGATTCCTATGAGGACCAGAAGCGCGACCTGATGGCCTTTGCCACCACGGCGGCGAAGGCGTCCACCGCGTTTGAACTGCCTGCCGGTGAGCTGGCCGAAGGGCTGGGCAAGATTGCGCAGCTGTATAAAATCCCCACGCGCAACATCGAGCAGCTGGGTGACGCGCTGAACTACCTGGACGATAACGCCATGTCCAAGGGTTCCGACATCATCGACGTACTGCAGCGCATGGGCGGCGTGGCCGACAGGCTGGACTACCGCAAGGCGGCTGCGCTCGGCTCAACCTTCCTCAGCCTGGGCGCAACGTCGGAAACCGCCGCCAGTGCGGCGAACGCCATGGTGCGCGAGCTTTCCGTTGCCACCATGCAGAGTGACCGCTTTATGGACGGCATGGATCTGCTGAAACTCGATCCGAAAAAGATTGAAAAGCAGATGACCACGGACGCCATGGGTACCATCCAGCGCGTGCTGGAAAAGGTCAACAACCTGCCGAAAGACAAACGCCTGACGGCTATGACGATGGTCTTCGGCAAGGAGTACGGCAAGGACGCGGCCAAACTCGCTAACAACATGCCGGAGCTGAGGCGACAGCTGCAGCTGACGCAGGGCGACGGGGCGAAAGGCTCCATGCAGAAAGAGTCAGACATC